CCTGTACTTCGATGCCCACCGGAATCCCTGCTCGCTCACCTGCGGGATCAACTCGATCCGCTTGGGATACACCTCTCCGGCAGGGTGCTTGTACGATCCGTACTCGAAGTAGATCTGGCTCATCGGATATCGTGCCCCTCTGCTTCGAGCGACCTTGATAGCGAGTTCAGCCTGCGAGTCAGGGTCTTGATCGAATCGGCAACAGACTGTGCAAACCTTCCCATCTCAAGGCTGAACTCATCGACAGCAGTCTGGACCTCGCCAACGTCGTTCAGGTTCCGCAAGTGATTCATGTCGAGCATCGGTGCGACAGGAGGTCCTTGCTTGTCCCGGTTGAGCCTCGGGCCTTTTCCTTGATCCAAAGGAAATGGCTCGGCTTTGTTCAGGCCCATCTCCCGAGTCGCGTCAAGGTACGACTCGTAGTCCATCCTGGAGATCGGACTGTCGAACGCCTTGACCGGAGAGACCTGGTCCCGCTTCTTGAGCCGCTCGCTTTTCTGCGGAGTTGTGGGCTTGAGCGTTTCCTGGATCTGCCTCTTGGACTGCTTCGCCTCCTCCGTGCTGAACCTTGTCAGAGCGTCCGTAGCAATGTCGGTCAGCGTCTGGCTGATGTCGATCTGGGTCGTGGCGTTTGCTGTCTCCCTACCGAGATCCTCCATCCTGACCGCAGCATCGATCTTGCCCGAGGACCACTGGTGACCCTCGATGTCGAACGAAGCCATAGCATCCTTGGTTGTGGCAAGGCGTGCCATCAGTTCGATAGCGTTAAGACGCTGTTCCTCTCGGTTCACTTAGCACCTACGCAGGGAACTTGTTGTAGACCTTCAGGCTCGGGTCCGTGGCTGGTGTCGTGCCTGGATACGACTGCAAGTTGACCTGCAAGAACGTCTCGGACTTACCCCTCGTTCCCGGACTGACCTTGGGTCCGTACAGCCTTGCAAACTGGAAGTTGGTCTGGCTTGTGGAAACACCGAGGTTCTTGCTCGACTCGAAGTTGAGCGACCCAGCACCGTCTAGCGGCGTCCAATACAGATTGTCCAGTGTGTTCGAGCACATCGGCAACTGTGCTTGGAGCATCGTTCGCCTGCCCTCAGACCTGATGCAGAGCGGACGCAGCGAGTTACGGATCAACGGAGTCAGCATGTTGTCGTACATCAGACTGAACCGCTCGAACGAGTATTCGTTGTTGTTGAGCGTCAGTGTCGAGTCTGCCATCAACCAGTACAGGTTGTTGGTTGACAGTCGTGCCGGAGCAGGATTCGGCCAAGTGCCCTGAACCTCGTCCCTGCCGATGACCGAGATCACCGCAGTCACGAGACTCGGCTCCTCCGACATGGCCTCCGCCGTGATCAGAAACTTGTCGACTTGGCACCCGTTGTACCGAAACGTTCCCTGGTCTCTCTTGACGATGATGTCGAACGACGGAGAGAGCAGCCCTGGGAAGTGAGTGTCGGACACCTCAGTCCCGCGAAGTACCAACGGCAACCACACGTCCAGTTCCTTGGCAGACATGTTCATCACCAAACTGCCTTCAACCCACGCTGGCCCCTTCCGGATATGGTCCGCGAACAGGTCGAGACTTCCGGTGATCCCCTGGTTGCCAACGATGGGCTCGCCGTCACCCTGAACACTCTTGAGTGCAAGGTTCTCGGCAACAAAGTCGAACCTCGTCGTGGTGGCTCCAACGACAATGCAGACTTCGCTTAAACCACCCTGCGATCCGCAGTCACAGATACTGTTATTAGCCACGTCGGGACTCTCTTACGAAGCAGGTGATTGTCATGAACGAAGCATCGACTCCGTCCTTCAGTTCGGCCCATTCAGGCAATGCACCGGCTGTTACAGTACACCCAAGTTCACAAGCAGAATCTAGTGTAACTCCCAATCGTCTTTGCTGAAACCGTTGGCGAATGTTCTGTTCCCAGACGCCAACTCTCCAGTTGCTACTGAAGTCCTCTGTCATCGTACCCTGTGCCACTGACACGAAGTATTGATACCCCATGTCCTCTCGCTCGTTCGTACCAGGAAGTTCGCTGGGTTTCAGCGGTACGATCGTGATCCCCTCGCAGATGCTCATCTTGGGATCGTCCCGACCCATGTTCGGCTTCCCTTTCTGGAGGTTGACGTAGGGCTTCAGGCTCGACCGTGCGATCTCCGGATTGCTCGGGAGTTCCGAGGTCAAGTCCGTGAGCAACTGCTCGACGATCTCCTTGATCTTGTTACCTATCTGGTAGGCGTGCATCAGGTCGGCCTCCCAGTCACTGTGCCCCACTGGTATCCCATGTGAGGGGTGTTGTACGGATCGACCGAGGCCTTGTACCGAGCGTCGTCAGACTGGGTCATCTGCAACTGGCGAATGAACTCCTCCAGTTTCTTATCGGCCTTACTGCCCTTGGTCTGCCGGAGAAGTTCGTACTCTGCCAGTCGCTTGTAGGCCTCCGTCATGACCCCTGGCTGCACGTCTACGATATCCGAGATGTAGAACGCTCGGTTACTGAGAGACGAGTCCACAGGAGAATCTAGGATGACCTGCGTTGAACTGCTGACGTACCGGATGATCCGCTGGGTCTGAACCAGCGAGTCCGACGACAGGGACTTTAGCAGTTCCTGATCGTTGTTGATCCCGACCACCAGCGCAGCCCCGACGTGGCTGCTGTCGAAGATCGCGTGAGAGGACGTTGCCGTGGCTCCGGTCACTCCGATCGTGGCTGCGGAGTTACCGACTCGGTGGTGCTTCATCGACTCTGGGTAACGCTCGAAGAACATCGAGAGTTCCATCCTGTCTTGGAACGGAGGCCAGATCGACAGCATCAGGTCGCCCTGGTTCCTCTGGTCCATCGTGATGGCGCTGAACCTACGGTCCAACTCGGAGAACCCAATCCACCTGTAGTAGTCCTGGAGGCTCTGGAACGAGCCACCAGACATGTCCTCGATCGGGTAATTATTCTTGCCGTCTGACAGCGTTCCTCGCCTGCGGAAGTTCCTTGGCAGCGGGAAGAACAACTGCTCCATGTAGACATTCGCGTAGGTCCCGTTCTCCAGCGTGTCCACCGTGATCGTCTGCCCGTTGACGAGCAGGATCGGGTAGACCTTGTTGCTGGCGCGATCAATACGGACGTGAGCCAATGGTGCCCACGAAGGCATCGTGAACGCTTGACCCATCGTGAACTGACCGTTGCTGACCGTGATCGACCCGAGGCTTACACTCCCAGGAAGCACAATCTTAGCCCTGGATTCGTAGTACCTGAACCCTTGGGTGGAATAAGATGTGAACGAGTTGAGTGCTTCTCGTGCGGCCTTTGTGGCTCTGTCGACAGATCGTGGCTCTGCTGGGTTGATCTCCTCCAGCAACAGCAGGTGATCTACGACTGAAGCGAGCGTGAGCAGCGGGTTCTTGCGGTCCATCGCTGGACGAAGTGCGAGGCTAGCACTCGGAGCACCTTGGATCACGCTTGGCACCTGTGCGATCGCGGTCAACGTCTTTGTAACAGAAACGCTCGATGCAGTGACGGTCTCGGACGAGTCAGCAACCGATTCCCAATTACTCGGTGGAGTTGTTCTGAGAGTGTAAGTTCCGGGATCGACATTGAACGTGATAACACCAGAAGTCCCAGTCGTTGCAATCAGGCTGGTCCCAACGAGTTGGAACTTGACTCCAGATACCGCACCACCCGAACTGGTCGCGGTGATGGTCATTGCATACGATCCAGTCCCGCCACCACCACTCGGGGCCTGAGTCAGAGACGAAGCTTTCCATCGCCACACACTCGAAACAAGCTCAAGCATCTGGCTAAATGCGTACATGATCAGACCCATCGTGCCGGTCGCGGCCGAATAGGCACTCGACGCAGCCGACCAGATTCCCGCCGCGATATCGGCAATCGCATGAACGTGGCTCGTGGGGTCGATAAGCACTGTATCGCCCGCAACAGGTGCCGTCACCAACGCCTCTTCGAGCGTGATTGTCAGTGTGCCGTCGCCGTTGTTGACGGTCGTTAGTATCGGGCTGTTCTGTTCTGCCGAAGTGCCCGTGCTCATCCACAGAACCGAATGCTCTAAAGCTCCTGT